GTGCTATATATTATAATGCCAATATAGTTTCACTTAGTAATAACTTATTAAGTGGGGAAATAGCTTTAATAACTAGATTATATAAAACAGGATTTTTTGGAACTATAGAACTAACTAATAATTTGGGTTACACAATTGATTATAGTTATAATTATATTACATTGGGAGAGACTACAATTTATGTGCCTTCAACATCAATAAATACTACTTTATCTAATAGTTCTACTATTAGTGGAGAGTTAAGACTTAGAGAAGCAAGCAGTCAAATAGAAATGACTATTAGAACCTCTTCTTCAGTGACAGATATTAGTTATACTATTAGTGGTGGAACTATTAATAATGTTAATAGTACTGAAAGTAGTCCTTATGTATATTATAATTTTAATATACTTCCAAATATTAATAATTTAGTAAATGGGACATTAACTTTGAATGTTATAGGACCTCCATCGGGTTGGTTTGGTGAATTATTAATATATAGTAGTGGCACAAGTCAAAGTAAATTAACTCTTAATAATGTAATTAGAGACGACACAGATGAGGAGCTTTTGCCAACATTCATTTTTTTATATGCAGGTGAGAGTACTACTATTTTAGTAACAGAAGCTACTAGACTTGCTAATCCACAAACAAAAATTAAGATAAATTGGACTGGAGATAATGGAGGTATTAGTACAATTGAAAATTTACTTGGATTAACTTTTGTAAATTATGATACTGGATATGAAGCTTCAGAGAATGAGAATATTATAGCAAATTACACGGTTGATAGTAGTTATATAAGTAATGAAGCTACATACTTACAATTGGGAATAAAAATAGTATAGCAAATTACACGGTTGATAGTAGTTATATAAGTAATGAAGATACATATACATACTTACAATTGGGAATAAAAATAACTACCTAATGACCCAATATATAATTTTACCATAAATATACATGGCTTAATATTTTTGCATTATAATAGCCTTGTGATTTTCTTTTTTCTAAACTAATTGCTTCACCTCTTTTTTTGGTTCCAGAATGTCTATTAAAGTAATTGCGCATTCGTTTTCTATCATTATGATTTTTATGTGAATAATATTTAAGCGGAGTTCTATCTTTATATTGTTGATAATCTGATGCTCCAAAATGTATTTTGCGTATTTTTTGGGTTGTCTTATTTTGGATAAAGGCTGTGTATTTTTTTCCAGGCGGTCCTTTTTCAAATTTTATGATTTTTTCTTTCATAACTTGTTCTTTCATACTTTTATTCATACTTTTATTCATATTGTAATATTTTTATATATAATAAATATTATAATACTATAATACTATAATAGTAATATAAAAAATGATAAATATACCTATTAAATACTTACCTCGTCGTCTCAGTTTAAAAGATAAAAAACTACAAATTAAACAATTAAAAGCATCGCGAAACGCATATAAAAAGAATCGCTATTTAACACGAAAAAACGTTGACTCCTATAAATCCAAAAAATCGGGCCATATAGCAAAAGCGCAAAAGTTATATAAACTTAAAAATATAGCAATAAATTCTGAGTTAGTAAATGCAACAGGTTGTTCTAAAAATGCCTTATTACAAATTGTTAAAAAAGGTCGTGGCGCATATTATTCTTCTGGGTCACGACCAAATCAAAGCGCACATAGTTGGGGCTATGCGCGTTTAGCAAGTGCTATTAGTGGAGGCAAAGCAGCAGCAATAGATTATAAAATATTGGAACGTGGTTGTTCGGCAAATTCAAAGGCACTAAAATTAGCGCTTAAAGCAAAAAATAATGGAACACGAAAAGTTCCAAAAATTAAATTAGTATAAGCTGTAGTTATAACTTATAACAAGTTATAATAAGTTATAATACATAGAGTTAGCTATTATATAAGAGCCCACCAAAACCATTTTGAAAAATTAATAAATTATATTTTTCTTCCATTATATACAAATTATAATAATATTTATAAATGTTTGTAGGGTCTTTTGACGTTGCTATTATTGCGCCAGTTGCTGGATCACAAATAGTTATAAACTCAATATTGCTAGGGTCAAAGGGTGGATTAGCATAATTATTATATTCAAATTCAATTGTTTTAAATTTATTTGTATTAAACGCACCATTTGGTTGTAATTTGTAAGGGTCTGTTGTTAAAGCAAAATTGTAATAATATAAACCAACTTTTGAATTAGATCCATTTGACTTATTGTATTTTTCTATTCTGCTAAATACACTACTATCAAATGTTTGTTCTCTATATTTGCCATCACATATTATACCAAAATTTTTCATAATTTCACATACATTAGTTTGTTCATAAACAGTTGGACTATATCCAGTATAATATATATTTTTGGAAATATCACCAATATTATAAGTAAAATGAGGACTATAATATATATAATATAAGTCTGGTGTTGTGACTTTTTTCAAATCATTTGGAATACTATTTTCATAAGGCCAATTAGTATAATTAGACCATTCATTGCGCTTCTTAACATCACTTCTTTGAAAATACCACATCCAACTACTAATTAATCCATTTGATTCTAATTTAATTTTATTAGTCTTAATAACTTCTGTAAAACTATATTCTTTGACCTCTTTAATTAAATAATTTTGACTATTTTTGGCAAACATTTCTCGCTCGGCATTATCTAGAAAACATTGAGTACATAGCAAATGTATATTACTATTTATTCTATTTGTCAAATTAATATAACTGTCTCCAGATATGTCTCTGTATGGTGGTGGATTTATAAATCTATTAAATTGATATTCTAATGTTGTTTGAAGTGGGTGTATTTGAGGAATATTATTATAGTTAGTTATTTTGTATGTATTTACACTCATATCATATAATACGTCTTTAATAGTAAACAACTCTTCTAATGGTCGCAATTTAAAATCAATAACCAAATTACTGTATTGTAAGCATATTAATGGAAATGACATAAAAGACGACATTGTAAACCAGCTGTTAATTGGTATATATAAATTATATTCTCTTATAGATGGTTCAATCCCGCTTATATCAGTGTTTGTTCCATTTATATTAAATGCATTAGGATAATTGTTGTTTCGATTATTGAAATTAGCTGGGTCATTTAGTTCACTAATATTTCCTGTCATAATATCAAATAACTCTTTTTTATGAGAATCAAAATCGCGTTCAACAACATTTTGTAAATAAGCACCGCTAAATTTTTGAATAGTTATTCCATCAATCATTATTTTAACTTCTTCCATTATTTGACATCCAATATGCTTAATCCATTTAAATTCGTATGGTCTATAAACACCACTAATATCTCTATATTTATTATAGTAGTAAACTGGGCTCCATATTGCTGGTAATTTTAGCACTAAATAAGTATCCATCAACAAGTCACCATACCGTCCTATTTTAAAACTGAAAGTTGTTGATTTTGAAACCTCTAATTCTTTTTGTCCAACTTGGTCTATCCTAAATTTTTGTAATCCAAAATTAGTATATTTTGAATATGTGGATTTAAAGAAACTTTTAGTAGGATTACCTGTCAACATAACATTTTGGTCGCCAATAGCTATTAAGTTTAATAGTCCACCCGCCATAGTCTAATAATTTATATACTATAATAATTTTATACTAATATTAAAGTAATTAGTTAATTAGTTAATTAGTTAATTAACAAACTACTAAAGTATTTTAGTTAAAATTAAATGTTTTAATATATAAATATGGACGAAAAAGAAAAAAAAGGTAGTTTTTATGAAATGTCTAAACAGTTTTATAATGATTATTTTGGTGGTGACTCTAAAAATAGTACTCCATCAATATATTTATATATGACAATTAGTATTGTAATTTTAATATTGTTAATATTATTTGGTTGGATATATGATAGATTAGATTTAGAAAAACGAACATGTGATAAATTGGAGAAATATTTTAAGTTAAATATTGGAAAATCTTATTTTACAAGTGCTAATACTGTAGAACAAAGTAGTGCTGCGGATCTAACTACAACAAAATTTGATGTATCAAATAGTATATTTAAAAATTATTATGTTAAAAGTGCTTATAATTGTTGTTGCGGTGATGGGTATAAAAATAATTTTGTTAACTTATGTGCTTTAGAAAAA